ATATGAAGGCGGAGTGGCCCTGCAAGGGCTGCCAATGGTTGAAGGAGTGTAGAGGATGACGCAGTCAGTCAAACTCGCAGCCAAGATCGCCAAGGTTATGGAGGCGGTCGGATATGTTGCGAAGACAGGAACGAACTCAGCACAGGGATACAAGTTCGTGCAGGCATCGGCAGTTGCCGACAAGGTGCGCGAGCAGTTGTCAAAGCTCAACGTCTCGATGACGCCGACGCAGGTTGACGTCCTCAGCGAGGGTCTCACGCCGAGCGGCAAGCAGTCGCTCCTGACCTTGCGCTTCACGTGGACACTTACCGACGGCGACAGCGGCGAGACCATCTCGTTCCAGTCGGTCGGCACTGGTGCAGACTCAGGCGACAAGGCGGCATATAAGGCTGCGACTGGCGCACTGAAGTACGCGTTGCTCACCGGGTTCCTCATCCCAACGGGTGATGACCCAGAGGCAGACGCAGCAACGGATCGCGTTGGCGAGGCCGCCAAGAGGATCTTCGGGGATACGGAGAAGGTCGCTCCTGCCCCAGCGAAGAAGCCCGACCTCAACGATTTGGAGTTCTAAGATGGCTGAGCGTGGACCACAGGTAGCATACGACGTATGGCTCTCCGATAAGAAGGAGCCAAAAGAGAAGACGTTCCAGAGCGGGACAACCGCGATGGAGTTCTACGCCTCACGTTCGACGCAGGAGTACGCCAACTGGCGTGCACTGCCGAAGGAGGGGAAGGGCGAGGCCCCTGCAAACAAGTACGTGTACATCACGCTGACTGCCTTTGACAAGAAGTTGCAGGAGCATCTGTACAAGATCTACTACAAGGTGTCAGAGGCTCGCTCCAAGAACCCAAACGAGAAGCGCCCGAACGTGCACGTCACTGGCGAGCTTCGCAATGCCCGTGAGTACGAGGGCAAGGCGTATGAGGACATCACTGTCCGCGATGCCAGCCCGCTCATTTGGACACCACTCGGAGAATGAAGACGCCAGCAGAGGCAGTAGCCGCCTCGGTGTGTGCGATGGCGAGGATCTCAACGTTCAAGTCTTCGGGTCGGCACGACGCTGGCTGCGCGTGGTGTGAGTATGATCCGAGGGACTTGTGTCGGATGGTGGCTGAGTTCATTGCGAATAACGAGAACGCGGCTGCCATCCGACTCTACGAAAACGAGCAGTCAACCAAGTTGATGGAGTCAATGTGGCTGGCGTAAAGGCCCAGAAGGGTGGCAAGAGCGTTGCTCCCAAGTGGACGAACCGACCTTGCATCAAGTGCGCCCTTGCCATTGAGAAGCAGGCTGACGCATACCGCGTCCAATCATTTGAGTTCATCGGATTCAAGAAGTCAACCGAGTGGCACTGGGTGCATAGAAAATGCCTCGATACGAAGTAACCCGCAGTGCGCGGGCTATTGATGACGATCTGGACATTGTCCAGAATAACGACATCTGCTATCTCCTTGACGGCAGGTACGGCAGGATCTACGCTGGCCTCTCCGTCCGCTATGATGCAGCAGTGGCACCAGAGGGCTGGTTCTTTCTACGGGAATCAATTGAGAACCGCGTCCTGAACAAGGAGCTGATCGCCGCTGGGCTGATCGCACTTGGAGACAAGATGGTTGTGGGCAGGCGAACCGCACAGTTAGCGAGGGTGAAGAAATGAAATTTGCATACGCTGATCCTCCGTATTTCAAGCAGGGGAAAAAGTTGTACGGTAAGTACCACAACGAGGCATCAGTCTGGGATGGTCAACAGGCCCATATTGACCTGGTTAGCAGACTACTAAATGATTATCCAGATGGATGGGTTTTATCTTGTAATCCAAAAGATCTTCGATGGCTTCTTCCGCATTGCCCAGAAGATGCAAGGGTATGCCCTTGGGTAAAAACATTTCATCAGATCCGACCAACTACCGTCCAGTATGCTTGGGAGCCAGTAATCTTAGTTGGCGGAAGGAAGGACAACAAGCGTAGTCCGATGGTGCGCGACTGGTACAGCGGAGTTCCTACAAGGATGAAGGGATTGCCGGGTGCAAAGTCAGATAAGTTTAATGATTGGGTACTTGATTTGTTAAACTTCAAGGACGGGGATACTTTGGATGACATCTTTCCTGGTACCGCTGGGATGAGCAAGGCTTTAGAGAGGATGAATCTTTGGAGGCAAAATGGGTAAGATGAAAGACCTAGCAATCGATGAGGCCAATGCCGCTCGGTCGTCACGCGGGAAGCGGGCGAGGCAGAGGGGCAACAGCTTTGAGCGAGAGGTCGCCGCCCGCCTCAACGGCAAGCGCACCGGGATGTACGGTGGCAAGAACGACGTGGAGGCTGGATACTTCGTAATCCAGTGCAAGGTCGGGCTGTCGTACCCAGAGCGCCTTGACAAATGGTTAAGAGAACTTAACCCAAAGGCTGACCAACTGGCGGTGCTGGTGGTTGGCGATTCGCCAGGAGCAGGCAAGCGTCGGCGTGCCCTAGCGATCATTGACTTCGACGACTTCGTACAACACTATGGCAAGGAGGAAACCAGTGAGCTTTGAGCCAAAGATCATTAAGGCAAACGTCTTCAAGGATAGCCGAGGGTACTTCAGCGAGATCCTCAAGGACTACGGCTTCGCGCAGATCAATATGTCGTGGAGCATTGGCGGCACCTTCCGTGGCATCCACGCCCAGCGGTTGATGGACAAGGCGATGTGGATCGCCAGCGGCAAGGCTATCGTCTACGCCGTGAACCTCGACCCAACGTCCATCCTCTACGGCAAGGTCATCTCCGAGACGATGGAGGCTGGAGACGGCAAGGTCTTCTTCGCCCCGTGGTGGTGGGGTCGGGGCTTCCTCGCCCTTGAGGACACGACCGTGACCTACGCGACGACCGACGTCTACCGACCAGAGCACGAGACCGGCATCTCGTACATCGGCTTGGCCGACATCGAGAAGGACTTGGAGCGGGTCAAGGCACAACTCCTCGTCAGCGACAAGGACAAGGCTGCGCCGTCCATCAAGACCGAGGGCACATCAGAGAACCTCTCCAACTGGAAGCGAGCGGGCGACGACATCTTGCGCGACAGGAGCGAAGAGCAGTGAGCATCCCCGCCAAGAAGCGAAAGCCTGACGCCGTCTTGGTGTCACAGATCTGGTTGCACATCTTCAAGCTCGTCCTTGACGGGCTAGAGGGACAGCCGAACAAAGAACAGTTGGCAGCCTACGCCGCCAACTCCATCATCAAGGAGGTAGACTTTGGCTACGCAACCTGACAACGACGAACAGATCGTCGTGCCAACGATCCGACAGATCATTACCGCGCCAGTTGCTACGCAGCACTCGCGCATCTCGCTGCTCTACGGGGTAGCCGCTGCGTTCGCTGCATTCGCACCGATCCCGTTCGGCCCACTCGCCGCCTTCACGGTGGCGATCCTTGCAGCAGAACGGAAGAAGTGAAGCTTGGACTCACGTGCAACCGTTGCAAGGGAAGACTCAAACCTCTACGACAGCCTCCGCAAACACTTAGAGAGTACACGCTCCGTCTATTCGGCTGCGAGGAGTGCGGCAAACGAGTCGCCGTTGCCTGGTTCATCGTCAACGAACACAAAGCCCGCTGGCTGGAAAGGCTCTATGAGGAACACACCGAAGGACTTTGAGCAGTACTTCCAAGGCCTTTACGATGAGGCGCGGGACATCCTTGTCCAGCGTCAGGCACAGTATGGCCCAGCAAACATCGAGTCCCTCGGTATCCCCGGCGTCTTCTCTCGGATGTCCGACGACAAGATGAGCCGCATCAAGAAGGCACTCAACGGCGAGGTGGTGAAGGGTCGGGTCGTCCTCTCACCATCCTCGCTCAAAGAACTTCAGCATCCGTCGGTGCGCGACGCCTTGATGGACGCTGCCAACTACTGCCTCATCCTTGTCTCTTTGATAGAGAGCGAGTGGTCAAACTTAGAGCTCGCCAAGCAGGATGAAGCCTGATGATCAAGCCCTGGAGCAGTCGCTAGAATCGCTCCAGAGGCATCTAGGAGCCACGGAGAGCCACGTTTCCTCAGGCAACTATTCAAGGAGGCAGCAGCGAAAGAGGGTAAGTCGCTGCGCCAATGGTGCAAGGATAACGGCATCGTCTACGAGACGCTCATCGGTCGAGAGATTCCATCCGACGTCCCATTGTCCGCCGTCCACGATCACGATGGTAGCCTGTTCGGCAATTGTCCGGTCTGCACAAAATAATGAACCCCTGCTGGATGAGCGCCAGCAGGGGTTCGGTAGCGGGTAGGGGGACCACCCGTCTTCGTTAATCTAGCACATCTACCGCGACGATGCGTTGACCAATCCACTCAGCCACTGATGCGACCACGCCGTTGCCGCAGCATCGGTAGCGGTGCGAGTCCAGCCCGACTGGAAGCAAATCATTTTCGTCCCCTGTGCCACCTACGCTGTCAAGAAGCACTGCCGGCGCCCCTGCGCTGTGTGCCATTGACTGCGCCTGGTTCTCCGTCACGTTGGCATTGCTCCCGAAGCGAGACGGGAACGAGAGGATTGAATCCGAAGGAGCGATGAGCGTCATCGAGCGGTGGCTTGTGTCGCTTGGCCAGAGCGCAGAGAGTGAGTTGGCGACCTCGGCTTCGTTCAGGCTGAAGTTCCCGTTCTTCTCATCTACCCTCGTCTGGTATCCGACAAGGAATCCTTCTTGTCCGATGTCTTGATTGCTTACTCCGACCTTCCAATCTCTGGCTTGGAGGGCGCGATGGGTTTCCGCGCCGAACGTATCCACTTCTGACTGATTGTCCAGCCGTCTGGCCAGCCCATCAACCGCTCGCACTCCGTCGGAGTCAGGCGACGGACTGACGATGAGTGGCTCATCAATGGTGCTGTTGACTCCTTTGCTGAATCGTCGGGTGATTGCGCCAGCAATTCCAGAGCCGTCTGGAGTGCCGCCGGCAACACCTTGCCGCGTCTGTTTGCTCGGCGCAAGATGCCCGCAGACGCCTTCGCACTCAAAGAGAACCTGCTCGGCGCGGTTGGGTTCAAGACTTGCGACAATGAACACTCGACGGCGTCGTTGGGCGACTCCGAAGTAGCGAGCATCAAGAGTTCGCCACGCGACAGAGTACCCGAGCTCATCCATTTCACTGAGGAGTCTGAGGAAATCACGGCCTTGATTGGAACTGAAGAGACCTGGGACGTTCTCCAGCACCAGCCACCGAGGACGTCGTCGCTCCACAAGGTCGAGGAATGTGAAGGCGAGTGAACTTCGCTTGCCACTGAATCCTGCTCGCTTGCCTGCGACGCTGAGGTCTTGGCACGGGAACCCGCCCGACCAGATGTCTGCTTCTGGGATGTCATCTGCATTTATCTCCGTGATACTTCCCAAGTTAGGAGCGCCTGGGAATCGCTCTGCCAACACGGTGTTGGCGTAGGGATCAATCTCGCTGACGCTGACGGTCTCAATCCCAGCCCTCTCAAAGCCAAGGTCTAGACCGCCGACGCCGGAGAAGAACGATGCGTGTCTCAAATGTCCTCCTTGAAGGTAGTCGTAGCCTTGACGAAGGTCAAGTCAATCTCACCCGTCGGGCCATTGCGGTGCTTCGCCAGCGACAACTTGATCTTCTCCGTCGCTTGCCCGTGCTCCTGCCCATTGGGACGCCATAGCAGCATCACAAGGTCAGCGTCCTGCTCAATCGCACCAGAGTCTCGGAGGTCAGCCAGTCGTGGTTGGCCTCCTTCTCTATGCTCAGCGGCACGAGACAACTGCGACAGCGCGATCACGGGAACGTTGAGCTCCCGCGCCATCGCCTTCAGCCCTCGGCTGATGTCGCTCGTCTCGACCACCCTGTTGCCTTCCTTCGTCTGCTTGGTTGGCATCATCAGTTGGAGGTAGTCCACGATGATGAGGTCTACCCCATCGCCTTCAGCCCTCGGCTGATGTCGCTCGTCTCGACCACCCTGTTGCCTTCCTTCGTCTGCTTGGTTGGCATCATCAGTTGGAGGTAGTCCACGATGATGAGGTCTACCCCACCATCCGCAGATAGCCGACGCGCCTTTGACCGCAGGTCTACGGGCGAGGCAACGGGCGAGTCGTCAATGAAGATGCTCGCCTTCTCCAAGTGGTAGACCGACGCTGCGATGCGGGCAAGGTTCATCCCCTCCACGTCGCCCCGGCGGATGCGGAAGATGTCCACTCCAGACGCACCAGCCATCAGTCGGGTTGCCAACTGATCCTTGCTCATCTCCAACGAGAACACAGCGACACGCTTGCCGTGCTTGATGGCAGCGTGCTGCGCAATGTTCAGGGCGAGGCTCGTCTTGCCGACCGACGGACGGGCGGCGAGGATGGTGAGGTCTGACTTCTGCCAGCCCCCAGTCATATGGTCAAGCGACGGCAGCCCAGAGAGCACGCCCTCTGCCGACCCTCGGTTGTGCCTCGTCCAGTCCAAGCGACTGACCGCATCGTTGATGAGTCCACTCATCTCCGTGAAGTCGGACTTCTTCATTGTGCGTGCGACCTTGTAGATCTCTGCCTCTGCCCTGTCCAATGCCTCGTCGGCATCGGCTGGGTCTTCGTAGGCAATCTCTGCCACTCGTGAGGCAGCAGTGATCAGCCGTCGCAGCGTCGCCTTCGTGCGCACCGAGTCGGCGTACGACTTGGCGTTGGCACTCGTCGGCGTGCGTGAGAGGAAGTCGGAGAGCGAGGCATACCCGCCAGCCTCGTCAATGGCATTGCGCCGTGCCAGCTCATCGCCAACCGACACGATGTCGAGCGGGTCGCCCCGCTTGTAGACCTCAACGATGGCCGTCCAGACGGCACGATGCTGCGCCGTAGAGAAGTCATCGGGGTTGATGCCAATGGCATAGCCCATCGCCTCATCGTCAATGAGGACAGAGCCGATCAGCCCTGATTCTGCCTCTGCGCTCCTTGGTGGTTGTCTCATACAATGCCCTTCTTCTTTCGTCGCCAATAGAACGCATACTCCGCTGCCCTGCGCCTGTCCCTTCCCCTTTTGTTGCGACTATCGCGCTCGCTTTCAGATGATCCCAGATACGTTTCACCCCTCTCCCACGCTTGGTCGGCGGTGATGCGTCGTCCGTGAATACGCAATCGGTTGGCGGGGTCGCAGTCCGGCACGTCAAAGAGCGCACCGCTGCGATCCTCAATAGACCAGGTATCTTTGGGGTCAATGTGTTCTACGTGCGCCCACAGACCGCAGTCGTCGCAGGTGTAGGCGATCTCGTTGGCAAGGTCAAGTATAGCACGCGCCTTCTTATGCCCGATGCGCCATAGCTCCACGACCTCATCCTCTGCCTCGATGTACGCCCTGATCCACGCCTCTCTGTCCTTCTCGTATGGGCGGCCAGAGAACTCTACGTGGTTTCCCTCCTTGTGGTACTGCGATGTCCACTCCGAGTCCGGTCGCGTCCACATCTCGTCGTTCCAATGATCGTCGGGGCAGACCATCTCCTCCCCGACGATCACCTCTACTGCTTGCTTTCTATCCTCATCTTCCATCACGCGCTTCCGACCAGTCCAAGCAGGAACACGATCAGGATAATCTTGCCAATGTCTACTGCGTCCTCAATCACTTGACCACCTGATACTTCCTGCCAGCGAAGCGCAGCTCCGTGATGGCATCCGTCGGGATTGACTTGTACTCCGATGACCTCGGCTCCCATACAATCATCAGCCCCAACTTCTCTGGATCGTACGCTTTCTTGCCACCTTTGAGGTGCTTGTGGACGCCGAGGCGGCACGTCATCACGCGACGCTCGCCCGTGCTCCTCTTGGTGAAGGCGATGGTGAAGAACCTCCCCATCGACTTCTTGATGAGGCGCACCGCCGCCTCAATGGTGAGCTTGTTGCCGTGCTGCGCTGCGTTCGGGCACGTGCGCACCCAGGTCTTGCCCGGTTGGTACGCTTCTGCCTCGAACAGGTGGCCGCAATCCCAGCAATAGAACTCCTCGGTCTTCATACTTCCTCCTCTTCCCACTTGTCCATCGTGGCTCTCGCTT